TATGCGTATCTCATGGGGGGGAGAGCAAACGGACGTTCAGGATCTGCATCACGCTATGCTATCTCACAGCTACTCTCTAAGGAAAGAACACGAGGGGCTATCATGAGAGCAACAAGAGAAGATATACGAGCATCATGTTGGGGAGAACTCAATGACCGCATCACCGAGCAAGACGTACGAGATACATTTCAAATAACCGATAATGATATGGTTATCAAGATTAACTTGAACTCGCTACGAGCACACGGTTTCAGAGCTTCTAGTGGGTCATTAACTGCACGCTTGAAGTCTTTAGCAGGATATAACTTTGTATGGATAGAGGAAGCAGAAGAAATAGGAGAGAATGAGTTTAGAACACTCGATGACACCCTAAGAACAGTAGACGGAAGAATCCGTATCATACTCACGCTCAACACACCTCCTAAGAATCACTGGATTATACAGAAGTCTTTTAATCTCTTACCTCATCCAGACGCACCTGGATTTTTCATACCTGTATTGAAACCAGAACTTACCGATACTATTTACATTGGAGGAACCTATCGAGAGAACTTGCCAAACCTAGACGAGCACACTGTAGAGAGATACAAGAACTATCAATTCACTAACCCTGACTACTACTGGCAAGTCATTGAAGGACTATCTCCTGAAGAAGTGAGAGGAAAGATATACAACGGGTGGCAACTCATTGACGCTATTCCAAAGGAAGCACGGCTTGTAAAGTTCGGAGAGGACTTTGGGTGGTCGCCTGACCCTGCGGCAATCGTTGCGGTGTGGTATTGGAACGGCTCATATATCCTAGATGAGGTTGCATTCGGCACAGAGCTCACCAATGAGTTTCTCGCAGGAGAGATTAAGAGATATGGCACCGCTATCACTATGGCTGACAGTGCAGAGCCTAAGAGTATTAACGAGCAGAGGAAGTACGGGGTTGTAGTGCAAGGCGTAGAGAAGGGAAAGGACAGTGTTATCTTCGGTATCAAGGTGGTATCAACCAAGAAGATTCTCGTTACCAAGAGAAGCACAAACCTATGGACAGCCTATGAGAACTACAAATGGGCAGAGGATAAAGATGGCAAGTCTAAGGGAGTGCCCGACCACTACTTGTCTGACTTTATGGATGCTACACGCTACGCTCTTGCTTCCTTACACAACAAAACAAGCGACATAGTTATTCACACAGCCCCTCGCAAAAGAGGTAATATAGCGGTATAATATATGAATGAAAACCAAACCAATCAAGAAGAAAAAGAAGGGATACTAGTTGTGGAGAAATTCAACTGGCTTGTGCCTGAATGTTGTAGGGAGGGCTGGGACTCTTGCCCCCATGTAGTTAAGAAGAAAAGGAAAGCGAGAAAGAACATTGGACTATGAGAGGAGCACCTACTAAAGAAAAAATTGAAGCATTACCCGTACACCCTCTTCTTGAGGGTATTCCTGATGGAGTAAAGAATGTGGAAGCCTATGTCGTGATAGAGCGTGAGCTATTTAATATCGTGAAGTCTTCCCATAAGCACAAGAAGATTGGAGTGTGGATGAGGTGTAAGCAGTGTCAGAAAAGACACGTCATGCAAACAGAGCGTATTGTAAGTCTCGGCTTTAAAGACCGTGCACAGTATTCTCTTTGGCGTAGAGTAATGGATATTATCTATAAAAAACAAAGCAATGAAGAAAAAGAAAATTAAAGAAGTGATTGAGGAAGTGAGTGAGGAACAGAAAAAGAAAGACAAGATGCAGCAAGCAATCGCAATGCTTAACGACATTGCACGCATTAAGCTCGCTCCTTCCCCTATTCACGGTGTGGGAGTCTTTGCTCTATCTAAGCTAAACAAGGGAGAGCATATTTACGCTGACTCTATTCCGAACCTCCTTGATATTCCCTTTGATATGTTTGACCAGTTACGACCAGAGGTTGCTGAGCTTATTCTTGGTCAGTATCCACTCGTAGCTACTGGCTCTCACTTCCTCTATCCCCACACAAGAATGCTTGCCTATATGAATCACTCTGACACTCCTAACTATGATGGAGTCAACGATAAGACATTAAGAAAAATCAAAGAAGGAGAAGAAATAACAGAGGATTATCGACTAATACCAGAGTACAAGAAAATATATCCGTGGCTTGCTAATTAAATAAGTGGTATAATATATATTGAAATGAAAACTTTTTCCCACAGTTGTATCAAGTGTTCGAAGCCGTATTCTGATTCAAATGAAGATGCCTATTACTGCGAGGAGTGTAATGTTGTGCGAATAGAATTAGCAAAGAAGATTGACTCTCAAAGAGTTAATCGACCCTCAGAGCAGGTAGTAGGAGGATTTGAAGCCTTTGAAGCTCTCGCAACAGCAAAAGGAGGAAAGAGAGGAAATGCGTTGTTTGTAAATGCCCGTGATATGGGGATATTCTAACTATGAAAAACACAACCAAGAAAGTTATTGCAGTACCCGTAGAAGTACCCGTAGAAGCCCCAAAACTGGGCTATACGGCAACTGTTAAGCTGTTAGGTAAGATGTATACCGCCACAGGAGAAACAGCGAAAGAAGCTCTTGCAAGCCTTATGCCTCAAGGAACAGCCAGAGGAATGTCAGTCCTTACCGTCAAGAATGCAGAGATTGAAAGGATAAAGGTGTTGAACAGAATGCAAACATTTAATCTTTTTAGTCGTTCAAGAATAAACAGAGAACGCTCACTAAAAAACATATTCACCTTATTTAACTTCTAATGACACCATCAATTTACAAATATATTAAGAAAGAGGAGGCAAACTTTGAAACCGATGAGGTACAAGTGGGCGATAATTGGGTCTGGAACTTCAGAAATCACGTTCAGCTCATCATGCACCTCAAGAATGGGGTGTTCTTCACAGGAGAAAACAACTGGCTTCGTTCTTTCAAGAACATCATGGAGCCTATTCTAAACCTCTCATACTGGACAGAGGACATTGACGTAAAAGACGTTACGTTCTTCATAGAAAGCAAGGGGGGAAGGGTGCTATCCTTCTTGATTAAGAAATACCACGATGAAGTATATGTACGAGAGCATGACATTGACACACTCTTTGACCAGATAACAGAGAGCGACCTTGATTATGGAGGTGCATTGGTACAAGCAGGACTCAACACACCAGAGTTGCTACACCTCAACACGGTTGCATTCTGTGACCAGACTGACATTGAAGGTGGGCCTATTGCATTCAAAATGTATATGACTCCTTCTAAGCTCCGTACTATGGCAAAGGCAGGGTGGGGTAGTGAAAAGAATGGGGCAACCATATCCATTGAAGACTTGTGTATGCTCGCCACCGCAGAGAAAGAACAGCTCGGGGGAAAGGGAGGAATGACAAACAAGGTAACAGGAAAGTCTATTGAGATATACATTGTGCGTGGAGATATGCCTGAGCATTACCTTGAGGACAATGACGAGATGGACTACTACTGCAATCAGATTCAGATTGTAGCTTTTTATACAGATGAGAAAGGAAAGAGTGAAGGTGTTACCCTTTACAGAAAGAAAGCAGACGCAGAGGACATCCTATTTCATAGCACCAAGCCCATCATTGGGCGTGCTCTCGGTCGTGGAGTTGGAGAAACTATCGTTCACCCACAGATTTGGACTAACTTCCTAGAGATTCACAAGACAGGAATGCTTGAAGCAGGTGCTAAGACCCTCCTCACTACTGATGACCCTGCATATACAAACCGCAACAAGATCCAGGACATGGAGAACCTAGAGATTACGGTTACCGAAGAAGGAAAGGTAATAAGGCAGATTCCTACAGCAAACCCAGCAGGTATTCAACTCATCGAAGGAAGTATCAACAGTTGGTTCACCTTTGCACAGACCGCAGGAGCAGCCGATGACCCCATCATGGGCAAGGAAGCAGCGTCTGGGACTACCTTTAGAGGTCAAGAGCGTTCAGTAGCACAAGGCAGAGGACTCCATGACAAAAGACGTGGACAGCGTGCCAAGTTCTTCGAGCTTCTGTACCGTAAGTTTATTATCCCTGACATTGTTTCAGAAATCCTTGAAGGAAAAGAGTTTATGGCAACCCTCACTACCGAGGAACTTACTTGGGTAGCAGACCAACTTGCAACAAACGAAACCAACTCCCGAATCAAGGATATGATTTTGAATGAAGGAAAGATGGTTACTAAAGAAGAACAGGATATGTTCACAGAGGTGTTCAAGGCAGGCTTCCTCAAGAAAGGAAACAAGCACTTGATTAAGATGCTCAAGAAAGAGTTTGAAGGCGTTGAAGTTAAGATAGGTATCAACATTGCAGGGAAGCAGAAGAACATCGCAGGACTATCAGACAAACTTCTCTCAGTCTTTGAAACTGTACTAGCAAACCCTCAAGGCTTCCAACAGACCATGCAAATCCCAGCTATGGCACGAGCGTTCGAGGACATTCTTGAATACAGTGGACTTACTATTACAGACTTCACATCACTGCAAGCACCACCACAGATGGCTCCACAGATGGCTCCACAAGCCCCACAACAGGCACTACCAGCCCCTACAGAGCCTCTAGTGGCTAACACACCAGTATAATGGACGAAACACAGAAAGGAAAAATAACATATTTCTTGAATGACAAAGTTATGTCTGGTGCAGTCAAGTCTGTACTCCTTGCCGCCTTTCTCAAGAAGCGACCAGAAACAGATGTGCAGTATTTAGCAGCGTCTATGCTTGCGGTGCAGTTCTTGGAAGATGCAATGGTCGAGCTTGCAAGATACCGCAATGACACAAACGACGATGCCCCTAAGAGGGTGCAAAACGGCTTGTAATCGCTTGCAATCTTAATAAATGGTATAATAAGTGTATAAAAACAATAATTTAAACATATGTCACTCACTGAATATAAAAGAAGCTCTCTTGCAGACAAGATAGGCAAGAAGGTGGTAGAGAAAGGATCAAAGAAGGGTGGAATAAAGAAAGCAATAAGTAAGGTTATCGCGAAGGTGAAAGGAAAAAAGTAATTAACAAATAATAATAACAATATGCCATTTTCAGAAAAATCAGGTTTTGAGGATATCCAAATAGGAAAAGTTCTAACAAACGAAGTAGTCCTTACTAGTGCAGAAGTGAAAGCTCTTAGAGCAACACCAAAGCTGTTGGTAGGGGGACGACCAGGACAAGTAATTCAATTCCTTAGTGCAGCTCTTAAGCTCAATTACGCAGGCACTAACGCATTTACAGAAACAGCAGATAACCTTGTTGTTCGATACACAAACACAACTGGAGCTATCGTTTCAAGTACTGTAGAAACAACTGGCTTCATTGACCAAACTGTTGACACTCTAACATCAGGAACTCCACGAAATGATGCAATCGTTGCTCTTTCAGTAGCTAAGGGAGCTTCACTTGTTCTTCACAACACAGGAGATGGAGAAATCGCAGGAAACGCAGCTAACAACAACACTCTCATTGTCGTTGTTTCTTACGTTGTACACGACATAGGCTAAATTGTCTTGAGTTCAAGGTCTTGAGTTCTCAATCTCATTAAAACATTGGATTGTGTTTATGATTATCATCTAATAAATCAAACAAAAACAGTTATGGACACTGAAACAACCGAAGGTGCAGTAGACACTACAAGCTACGAAGCAGAAGGAACTGAACAAGAATCTGATACTATCGCAGTCACTAAATCTGACTACGAGAAAATGAATCAGACTCTCGGCTCTCTTAAGAGGGAACTTAAAGACCTTAAAAAGTCTAAAGAGGAACCTACCAAAGAAACTGCTCCAAAAAACCAAACAGGCGACAATAGTTTATTGCAAAAAGCCTTCCTACGTTCTGCTGGAGTCAGCAAAGCGAACGAAGTAGAACTTGCTCTCTCACTCGCAGAAAAGTGGAATGTTCCTGTAGATACGCTCGTTGATGACGAGGATTTCCAAGTAAGATTGGAGAAACTCCGAACTCAAGAAGCTAATACGCTCGCTACCTCTAATGTAAGAGGAAGTGCAGGGTCACAATCTACAAAGCAAACCCCTGAATACTGGCAGGCAAAGGGCGAACGCCCAACATCAGCCGATGTTCCCGATAGAGGAGCTCGTGCTAAAATCATTCGTGCAATGATGGAATCATCAAAGACAGGTGGAAAGAAATTCTACAACGATTAGGTTTTAGCTAGTCCAATAAATTATCGTCTGTAAATTATTAAAACATTTATAGATTAAAATTTATGGCAATTAACAACACAGTAACGTACGCAACAGATTTTGAAGATGTGTTGCAAGACAGGCTTGACCGCCCTACGACTTGGAAAGAAATGTGTAACGTCACTATGACTGATACACGTGTTATTTCTACTTCGTACATGTCTACGACCCCTTCAGTGCAAACTGTAACTCGTGGAACAGGTCATGTTTTGCAGACCTTCGCAGAAACTGCTGAAACTCTTACTATCTCAACAGGACGAGACCTTGGTCTCTTTGTAGACTGGGCAGACCTTGCACAGTCAGACTGGACAAAGCCAGTAGAATTGTTTGACAGAATCGGTGCTCTTTTAAACGAGTTCATCGAATCTTCAGTACTAGCTCAACACGCTTCTTGGACTAACATCGGTGATGTTGGATCAGGAGTAATTGGACTTGGTTCTACAGGAATCACTGTTACCGCATCAAACATCGATGACATTATCCGTGGAGTAAAAACACAAGTTCGTGTTGCCAACGGTCAGTCAATGATGAATAAGAACGGTATCGGTTTCGTATGGCGTGCAGCAGACTTCGAATTGCTCGAAGCGTTCACACAAGCTAACGGCTTTGAACTTGCTGACCAATTCCTTAAGGAAGGAACAGTAGAAGGACTCCGATACCTTGGATGTGACCATTACTGGTCAAATGACAACACCGCGAATCACGTATTTGCAGGTGTTAAGAAAATTCAGCGTCTTGGTATCCTACGAGGAACATACGGTCGTGCACACACGATTGATTTCCCAGCAGGAGACACAAACACTTACCTATCAGGTCGTTCATTCTACTCACGAGTAGACATTGGACACTTGACTCCTACAGCTCATGCAGGAATCGTGTTTGACATCAACGTTCTCTAGTTTTTTTACTCAGACCCTTCTCGGAGGGTTTGGGATAAGCAAATTAAAAAATGTCATTACAATTTTCAAACACAACAACAAAGCGCGGCATTATCCAAACAATAGAAAGGAACTTATCTTTTGCTGACGGTGATATTTCAAGTAATGCTTCTACCCTCGCCTACTTCACCGCAGACGTAAACTCTGCAATGGACAAAGCTCTCTCTCTTATCATTCCTGCTTCGGGTACATGGCAGATAGATGACTCAAATCAAAGTGACTACCCGATCATCACTACCAACCTCATAGCTAATCAAAGGGATTACGCATTCACTACAGACCAAAGCGATACAATCATCCTTGATATTTACCGAGTCTTTGCAAAAACATCACCAACTGGAGTGTTTGAGGAGATATTCCCTGTAGATGCACAGTCAGGAATGGGTACAGACAGCTTCACAAACGGCTTAGAGGCTACTGGAGTGCCTTATAGGTATGATAAGACCAGTAACGCTATCTTCCTTGACCCTGTACCGAGTCAAAACATCACAAACGGGCTTAAAATCTACATAAACAGAGAGTTTACTTCGTTTGTAGTAGGGGATACGACTAAAACCCCTGGATTTGCAGGAATCTTCCATGAATACCTCGCTCTCAGACCTTCCTACCAGTACGCACAGAGAAACAGTCTGAAGAATGAAAGAAATCTGTTAGATGAGATGATGAAAATGGAGAAGGCAATAAATGCGTATTACGGGCAGAGAGATAAAGACGTGCGGAAGGTATTATCAGGCAAAAGAATCTTATATATCTAATATGAAAGACTCATCAGGAATGAAAGGAATGGTGCGGATGGTTTGTCATAGTGCAGACGGTTCTTTGAAGTGGGACACTGGCTGGTTTCCTAATGGAATCACCAATGCAGGAAAGGCTCAAATGGCACTGCTTGCAGGAGATGCTGCTGGAGTCCCCTTTACATTTCTTGGTGTGGGAACATCTGCTACAGCCTTTTCAGCGGGTCAAACAGCTCTTGGTGCAGAGATAACAACTAACGGATTTGCACGAATTGCCGCTACTGTTTCACTAGTAACAACTACCACAACAAACGACACAAGAAGAATGGTGAGAACGTTTACTGCCACTGGTGGAACAACTTTAATTGAGGAAGTTGGATTCTTTAATGCCATCTCAGCAGGAACAATGGGAGGGCGTGCACTTACAGGAACAAAATCAATGACAACCAATGATGTTCTTGTTGTAACCTACGACTTAATCTTCACATAAAGTATGGCATTTACTACTGACACATTTACTTCAACAACCACATGGGTTTGCCCTGCAAACGTAACGTCAGTAGTAGTTGCGTGTTGGGGTGCAGGCGGAGGAGGAGGGGGTAATGATGCTAATGCAGGCTCCGCAACAGGAGGCGGAGGAGGTGGGTATTCATTAAATGGAGCTGTAGCCGTTACTCCTACGGTTTCCTACACTGTTACTGTTGGGACTGGAGGAGCTGGTGGAATTACTTTTACAGCAGGTGGGATAGGGGGTGATTCATGGTTTAGCACTGTGGGAACTGTTCTTGCCAAAGGGGGGGCTGGGGGTAACGTTGCAAATGACGCTTGTGCTGGTGCGTCAGGAGGATTGGCAGCAAGTGGAATCGGAAGCACTAAATTCAGTGGAGGAAACTCTGGGGAACAGTTGGGCATTTTTGGCTCAACAGCAGGAGCAGGAGGTGCTGGATCTGCTGCCAATGGTTCAAATAGCCCAAACGACACCGACAATAGTACGGGTAATGGTGCTCCAGGAGGAGCAGGAGGAAGCCCTGATGGAGGAGCAGGTGGGGCTAAGTCTAATGTCCCCGCAGCAAACCCTGGAGGAAACGGTGCGACTCTTGGAGGAGGTGGTTCTGGATATAACGGTGGCTCTAACTTAGGGGGAGGTGCTGGTGCAAGAGGACAGGTTACAGTAACCTATCCAATTCCATTTATTGTTGATATTGCTGACCCAGTAGCTCTTAGTGAATCGTCTTTTGAATCAATAACTTCTAACCTCTCAGACCTTT